CTGTTGTTGCCACTGTCGGCTCGGCTTCGGCCAATAGCTACATCAGCGTGGCCACTGGTGATGATCTCGCCAATCTCTACCTCGGCACGCTGAATTGGACTTCAGCCAGCACCGATAACAAAGGGCGGGCGCTGATCATGGCGACCCGCTACCTCGATGAGCTGCGCTACATCGGTGAGAAGGCCTCCACCACCCAAGCGCTGGCCTGGCCCCGGAGTGATGCAGCCTGCGGTGATTGGAGCTTCACCACCAGCGAGATCCCGCAGCCGATCAAGCAGGCCACCTTTGATCTGGCTGAGGCTCTGCTGGGTGACAGCACTCTGCTGACCGTTGCAGGCGCTGGCAGCACTGAGCTGATCCCTGGTATCCCCAATGCCAACCTCAAGCGTGCCCGCGTTGATGTGATTGATGTGGAGTTCAACAGCGTGCAGCAAGCCGAAAGCAAGAACGCTTTGAACGTCGTGCCACACCTCAAGCAGGTGCTCGGTTGTCTGTGCTTAAGCAAGGCATCATCTTCTGTTGGGGCTGTCCAAGTCTTGCGAAGTTAGACTGCATGTATGCGCATCGCTGAAGGCCAACTTTCATTCTTCAGCACTCCGGCTGAACCGGAGAAAAAGCGCGTTGAGCATCATCTCGCCAAGCCGTTCACCAGAGAAGAGCAGCGGCGCTTTGGTCGGATGTATGCCGAGAACATTGGCCTGATCCGCATGTTCGGCGGGAAGCTGTGCCGCAAGTATCGGCACTGCATGGCCACCGAAGACATCTTCTCCTGCGTGGACATTGCCTTTCTCAAGGCGTGCCGTGCGCATGACCCGGAACGCGGGAAGCTCAGCACCATCTTCTGGACGTTTGCCCAAGGCGAGTGCCTGCACTTCCTGCGGGGGAGCAACTGGACAATTAAGGCCACGCACAAAGCGCGTCTCTTGGGCAATAGCGCTAGGAAGCTCATGGCCCTTGGCTGGACCTCGCTAGCGGTGTGCAAGGAACTGAGCTGCACGAAGACCGAGCTGAAGGATGCGCTGCTGGCCACCGCTGGCGTTGCCCATGACGTGAAGGGCTTTGATCTGCACGTTTGCCCTCGGCCTACACCGTGGGAGGTGCTGGAAGCTGAAGAAGATCGTTTAGCGGCAAGTTAGGGCTACAAGCCACAGGAACGATCATGGCCACCGGTGCCTTCTTCGCGGCCCTTGGGTATCGCTTCTATGTGAAGGCTGGCACCACGGCCTCCACCAACCCAACCGCTTCTACTGGCATGACCGAAGTGCTCGGTCTGACGAATGCCGGCATTCAGGGTGCATCCACCACCACGGAGGTGCTGGACTACGGCTCAAGCCAAGGTTACGCCGCCAGCCTGGTGACCGGGCAGAGCTACACCATCCCGATGTCAATGAACCTCAACCTCAATGACGCGGGCTATCTGGTGCTTAAGCAAGCAGCTTTGGACGCCGCTACCGGCGTAACAGTTCAGTGGTTTCGGGAATCGCCTGAGATGAGTTCCACCGGCAGCCCGGAGTACAACAGCGGCGTGGCCTTCGTGACCGACTTCTCCGAAGACATCCAGGCCGGCAATGTGGCCAGTGTTTCGTTCACTCTGACCGGGTATGGCGCCCCGTCTTGGGTGGCTGAGACCAACGTCTGAGGCTAACTAGAGAGCGAGCAAAGGGATCACAGGCGGTGGGCTACGGCTCACCGCTTTTTGTTAGAGGCTCATCCTGTCAAGCTTCCGCCATTGCTCTGCAAAGTAGGTATCGAGTGGGGCATTCTCTAGGGCTGGCTTGATCCAGTTGCGACCCGGCACCAGCGTGCCCTTGCTGGTGGTGTAGCCGGTGAGGATCAGCGGGGCATAGGCAAACCCGCCTTTGCTCTTAGCATCCCACGTGAAGGTGATCGTGGTGCGACCATCAAAGTTGCGGCGCTGGGAGCGCAGGAAGCCACCCAGATCCACAATGTCGCGGGGGCTGCTGACAGTGGCGCTATTGCGGCGTTTGGTTGCCCGAGGCCAGCTGAACTGTGGTGATTGGATCTCAGCCTTGAGCTGCTTGTCCAGCACGGTCTGGTATTTGCCCAAGATCTGCGGCACCCGCAGCTTCAGTTGATTGGCATTCCAACCGGTCAGGTTGAACGTCGCCTTAACTTGAACTGCCATCAGCCCTGCACGTAGCGAGCCAAACGGATTTTGTCGCCTAGCACCTGCTGCAACGTGCTGCCGATCAGGCCGGTGCTGCCATAAGGAAAGCGGCCGTTGATCACCTCACATTCAATGGCACCTTGACCAGCAAAGTTCAGCGTGCCGGTGATGCCTGCCTTGATGCGGGCATCCAATGCCTGCGGGCTGACGGCATAGCCCTCATAGGTCTCTACTTCGGTGTCCACACCAGGGAAGCCTGAGCTGTTGGTGCCGGCCTGTCGCAGGTACAAGCTGACGGTGACGGCTTCTGTAGCCGGTGCAATGTTCCCGGTAACGGGATCAGTCATGGTGCCAACGGTGGGCACGGTGAAGACAGCCGTGGCGTTGGCGAGCGCAGCGAGAGCACTTGTCATGGCCTAGGTTCCCGCGTTTGAGAGGCAACCTAAAAGCAACGAGAAGCTGAGTTGTGGCCGAGAGTCTGGGCGCTGCTGTATTGACGCTCAGCGTTGATGACTCCCGCTTTCAGGCTGGCCTCAAAAGCGCACAGACGGCGGCTGAATCGTTTCGTAATGTCGTCGCCAGTCTTGGCGTTGCAACCACCATCGGCGGTGGCTTGGCCTTTATTGGCAATCAGGTCAAGCAGCTGGATGAGGCCAGTGCTGCTGTACGCACCCTTGGCGTTGACTCTGACGAACTAGGCAAGCGACTGCGTGCGTTGTCCGCTGAGCTAGATAGCAACATCAGTCAGATCGACCTGACCAAGGCGGCCTATGACGTGGCCAGCTCTGGCTTTGCGTCCGCTTCTGAGGCGACGGACATTCTTCGCGCTTCTGCTCTAGGCGCCAAAGGTGGCTTTGCTGATGTCAATGATGTGGCCAGCGCATTGACCGGTGTGCTGAACGCTTACGGCCTCAGTGCATCATCGGCAACCGACATTGTTGATAAGTTTGTGCAGACGCAGGCGGACGGTGTGATTACCGTGCGTCAATACGCAGCGCAGATCGGTACGATCAGCTCCATCGCGGCTGCAGCGGGTGTCAGCATTGATGAGTTAAATGCCGCAGTGGCGACTGCCACTCTTCGTGGTGTGCCTGTTGCTCAGACGTTCACCGGTCTCCGTCAAGCGATCAGCAGCATCATCAAGCCAAGTGAGCAAGCCAAGGAGTTGGCTGCATCCTTGGGCCTGGATTACAGCGTTGCAGCGTTGCAGTCCAAGGGTTTTGCTGCGGTGTTGGCTGATGTGCAGCAAAAGACCGGTGGCTCGGCTGACAAGCTGGCAGTGCTGTTGGGAAGCGTTGAGGCACAGGCTGCTATTCAACCGCTATTGAATGACCGATTGGCTAAATACAACGAGCTACTGGACAAGCAAAGCGAAGCTGCTGGCCAAGCGGCATCGGCCTCAGAGATCAATGCCAAAACCATTAGCGGCGGTTTGCAGCAGATTGGCAATGGCTTTTCTAACTTGGCTACGACGCTGGATACAACCTTGACACCCTTGTTTGGAGGGTTCATCAAGAGCATCAATGACATCCTAAGCAAGCTGAATCAAGTGGCGGCGCTGGCGCCAGAAAAGGTGCTGGCCCGTGAGAAGCAAGCTACAGATTTAGTGGCTGCCAACCTAGGCCCGCTCGGCATCAAGGGAACAGGCTTCTTTGGTTCTGTGTCAGTATCAGGAGCCAGCGTTGGCCCAGAGTTCAAAGACAAGGCCTTTACGGGTTCGGCTACTGGTGTGCGTGAGGACATTATTAAAGCCCTCCTAGCTAAAGATCTAGCCGAGATCAACAAGGCATTGCCAGAGGCTGGAAAGCAGGCAGGCAAAGAACTTGCAAAGGGTGGCCAAGAAGCAGCATCTGGTGTCATGGATGCCAGTAAAACGTGGCTTGAAACTGTGAAAACGGCCAATCAGATTGCTTCGATACAAGATGAGCTAGCCATCCAGTCTCAGCGCGGTGCCTTGACAGACAAGGGCATCGGTGCTCTGCAGGCAATTAAAGCGTTAGAGGATGCCAAGCGTGCTGAGCGCGATGCGCAGGCTGCTCTTCGTGCTGGTCAAGCAGAAGATGCCAAGAAGCGTGAAGGCTTGCTCAACGCATCTCGGATTGCGGCTGAAAACGTCCAGTTAGCAGCAGCTAAGACCAAGGCCGATCTTATTGATGCCTTTAAGTCGGCGCAGGACTCAGTGCGGGTAATCAGTCGTGGGATTGAAGATACTGTTACGCAGCTCCAACAGCTTCAGAACACCAGTGGCGGTGGGCTCAATGAGTTTATGTCAGGACAGCAGGTTGCTGATCGTCAAGCAGCACTGGCTGATGAGCTACGACCGATTGTGCAAGAAATCGCCAACCGCCGCAATCTCAACTTCACGCTGTCCGGCACCAACGAAGACCGCAACAACGCGATCTTGCGCCTAATCCAAGCAGATCGCCAGCAAACAAGGCTGGAGCAAGACCTCGCTCAAAGCCGTGTGGACCTTGGCAAAGCACAAAACGACCTCGCAACGATCAACCAAAGCCTTGTCACCGTCAACACTGACCTTGCCACCGCGACCCAAGCGCTAGCCGACAAGGACTGGAACGTCTACGTGAGTGTGCCCGGCGGCAGCGCCTCCGGTGATGTCGTCCGCGAGGGGGTTTACCAATGAGCATCTCAATCGGCGCCTTCAGCACCAGCAAGCTGATCGCCCAGCCATTCGGCTACGACGAAACCGACACCAGCGCTGGCCTCACCGCCCGTAAGTGGACCGTCAGCGGCCTGCTCACCACCAGCGAGTGGCAGTCACTCCTCAGCGTCTACAACACCTGGCGCGACACCCGCATCACCGATGCCGACACGCTCAGCAGCGGCACGGTCGGCACCACCGTCAGCCTGACTGCCAGTGCCAACGGCATCAGCTGGAGCGGCATCGGCTGTTGGTTCACCGCTGCACCGACAGGCGATCAAGCCGGCCCCTACATCCAGGCCACCTGCGAGCTGGTGGATGCCGCGCAAGCGCTAGCCGTGCTGCTGCGCCAAGAGGAGAAGAACCGCCAGCGCAGTGAGGCCACCATCCCCAGCTTGGGCACCGTGACGCTCGGCAGCGCCACGCTCACGCTGCTCTCTCCGATGGAGACCTATCAGGACACCCCCCAGTTGCAGCTGACTGCCAGCGGCACGCACTACATCTCTGGCGCCTTGACCGCCACTCGCGTGCGCCGCATTGAGGGCATCACCGATAGCAGCGGCTGGACTGCCGTGCGGAGCTGGTACGAAACCGCCGTCGCCAGCACCCCCAGCACCGGCAGCTACTTCCCAATCAGCGCACCAAGTGCCAGCGCTGAGGTGATCATCAGCAGCGGCGTTAAAAGCACCCGCTACACGGTCAGCGTTGAAGTGGCGGAGGTGAAGTGATGGCCATCGACATCCGCGCTGAAGTCAGCTGCAGCCTCGGCACCGTGATTAGCGGCAGCTTTGCTGATGACTACCTGCAGGGCAACGGCCTAATCAAGACCCGTGGCGAGGTGGTGCTCGACGGCACCCAAACGCCTGTGGTCGGCACTGAGGTCACCTTCACCTACGACAAAGGCGGCAGCACCTACACGATTCCACGGGTGCTGCGGGTGCTGAGCAGCTTTGCCGATCCGTTTCGCCGCACCACCACGGTGCAGCTGGGCTGCAAGCTGACCTACCTCGAAAACCGCAAGCCACCTGTTGAGGATCCCAACGCCAAAGACGAGCACAGCGATGTGCCGTGCAAGGTGTTCCTCAAGGCGATGCTGCCGATCAGCGCGGACTACGTGTTCCAGCAGTGCCTCGATGCGCTGGAGCTGGACAGCGCGGCTATTCCGCTTACCAACAAGTTCTCGGTAGAGCAGTTCGACCTGACGCCGGGCTTCATCCAGGTGATGAGCGACCTGCTGCAATCCGAGGGCTATGTCGGCTATCTCGACAGCAGCGAAACGCTGCAGTTTCTGGACCTGACGCAGGACACAGCCACCGGCCCTGTGATCACCCCGGCTGATGTGGTGGACCTTGGCCCCATCGGCGTCGGTGACCTGCCCGGCGAGAGCGTGGTGGTGCGCTTCAGCAGCCTGCGCCTGCTGCCGCCAGACGAGCTGTATGGCGACGGCTACCTCAAGCGCAGCTGGGAAATTGAGGAAGTCTTCGGGGCGCCCTCGGAAGTCAGCGTCAGCTACACCAACGACGCCGGTGCCACCGTCACCGACAGCGATGTTTTCTACCCCTACAGCTTCACGGCCACGCGCTACGACGTGTGGGACCGCAAGATCGAGTCGATCTCGCTGAATCTGGTTTCCTCAGCAGAAACCAACAACCGCTGGGCCAGTGATGCCCTGCGCAGTGGCAGCCCGTGGAACCTGCCCACCGCCAAGTTGGTGCGTGAGGTGATTGAGTACGAAAAGGCTGCAGCCCCTGCTAACAACGTCAACCTGCTGTCGGTGCAGCTGGTTGGTGGCGGGGTCACTGAGATCAAGGCGGCGCTGAGCAGTGCTGCAGAAGAGCACACCGGCCTCGCCAACCTCTGCAAAACCGATGTGCCAGAGGGTGCCGATGTAGTGAAGTCGCAGACCACCTACAACTACTTCTCCGAGCTGGAGCTAGCCGGCAGCCTCAACATCGACACTTACATCGACGACACCGGCTCGCTGGAAGAGTTCGACACCATTGCCGCTGAACTGGATTCCACGGTGGTCGTCGAATACGAAACCGACGCCGCTAGCGGTATTTCCAAGACGATCACCAAGCGCAGCATCTCCCGCTCGCAAACGGTCTCTGGCCAGCAGGATCTCGCCACCCGCGCCCAAGACCTTGATACGGCCGACCTCACCAACAGCATTGCGTCGCTGCTGAACCTGGCCCGCCGGCAGGTCTACATCGGGGCTGACACCAGCCTGCACACCCAGCGTGAGTACGGGCTGCAGAAGCGCCCCAGCGAAGCCGAGCGCAACAACACCGCCAACGAGAAACCCACCGTCACCGAGCAGAAGGCTGAGATCGCTTGGGTGACCGGCAGCACCACCAGCACGGCCGTCACCGAGTTCACCGTGCCCTACGCCCCAGATGACGAGATCACCTGGGATGAAAGCAGCGGTGCGTTCAGCAGCGTGCCGAGTGACGCCAAGGAAAAAGCGCTGCGTTACGGCCGCATCCAAAACAAGCTGCTGCTGGGCAACCGCAGTGGCGTGAGCTTGCAGCTGGCGCCAGAGCAACTGCCCAAACGGCCCTTCGACCCGCTGTATCTGCAGGCATCGGGCATCACCGGCGCCTACCGCGTCAATGGCACCAGCTGGGCATTTGATGCCAGCGGCATCGTTGCCTCCACCGATGCCCTGCTCTGGGGTGCGGTGAGTGCAACCTCCGGCACCAACCTGGCCAGCAGTTGGGTGCCGTTGGCACCGGGCACCACCAGCCTGCCCCTGCCGTACACACCGACCAGCGGCAGCCCTGATTCGGAAACCGGTGTGACCTTCAGCGCCGTGATCACCCCCACCACAGTCCTGCCGCCCTACATCGAGTCGGTGCTGGTGGAAGGAGTGAGCCGCAGCAGCGCAGCGATCACTGACTACCCCTATGCGTTGGATCGCGGCAGCACAACGGCTGCACTGATCACCCGCACCAGTGTGCTGATTGCTAGCCGCCTTGTCGCCGATGTAGGCAGCTTCGCAGTGAACGGCCAAGCCGCAGCGCTGAAGGTCACCAAGGCGATTAAGGCTGGCGTTGGCAGCGTTGCCGTCAGCGGCTTTGGCGCCGGCTCAATCCGTGACTACCGCATCGGCACTAACTTCGGCACCTTCACCGCCACGGGCCAGAACGCCATCGTGGCGTTGCAGCGGGCACCACTAGCCGCAGGCGCTGGCAGCTTTGCGTTGAGCGGCCAAGCCGCGCTCTTCTCAGGGGCTACGACGTTCCCGGCTGACGCGGGCAGCTTTGCGCTCACCGGCCAAGACGCCGGCAGTTTGCGTGGTTACAAGCTTGCGGCGGAACCGGCTGCCTTTGCCTTATCTGGTCAACTGGCAGACCTAACGCTGCCCTCGCCACCTGATCCCTACGCAAGCAACGTCTCGTTGCTGCTGCACATGGATGGCACCAACAACAGCACTACCTTTACAGATAACAGCCTCAACACAAAGACCGTTACTGCAGTAGGCAATGCGAAGATCAGTACCTCAGTGTATAAGTACGGTGGCGCAAGCGGATCGTTTGACGGAGCCGGGGATGCCGTGGCGGTTTCTGACTCGGCCGACTTCAGCTTTGGATCTGGCGAGTTCACTATTGAGTTCTGGGTCTACTTCAATTCGCTTGGCTCAAACATCGGCCTAGCAAGTCATGCGGCCGCTTCGGGGTCGAATAATTCTTGGTCGCTGACTTGGTTTACGAACAACGCCCTGAGCTTTAGGTACACCTCAAACGGGGCGACCGGCACTACTCGCACTGCTGCATTCACGCCAAGCACATCTACTTGGTATCACATAGCGGTGGTGCGAGATTCTTCTAATACGTTGCGCATCTTCGCTGATGGAGTGCAGCTATACAGCATCGGGATAAGCACATTCACCTTCTTTGAAAGCAGTGCCTCGCTGGTGCTTGGCGCTCGTTACAGCATCTACGAGTTTAGCCTTAACGGTTACTTGGACGACGTTCGCATAACGAAGGGAGTTGGTCGCTATACAGCTAATTTCACCCCACCCGCTCAGGCATTCTCAAATCCGTAGAAGGGGCAACCTAGCCTCAAAGCTCCGGCCTCATGGCGTCGTTCAACAAGTTCAATAGCTTTGTGGAGGCATTGGCCGAGAAGAAGCATGATCTCGGCGCTGACACGCTCAAGGTGCTGCTCACCAACACCGCACCCGTCGCTACCAACAGCGTTAAGGCCGATCTGACTGAGATCAGCGGCGGCAACGGCTACACCGCCGGCGGCAATACCGCGTCGGTCACTAGCTCCGCCCAAACCTCCGGCACCTACAAGCTGGTGCTCGGCGACCCGGCCACCTGGACCGCCAGCGGCGGCAGCATCGGCCCGTTCCGTTATGCCGTGCTCTACAACGACACCGCTGCCAGCAAAGAATTGATCGGCTGGTGGGATTACGGCTCCAGCATCACCCTTGCTACAGGTGAATCCTTCGCTGTGGACTTTGATCCGACCACCGGTGTCCTCACCCTTGCCTGATCATGGCCATCACGCTCTCGATCAGTCAGTACGAATTGCAGCGTCAAGCTGCCTTGGCGTTTGAAGGCAAGGCATACGAAGTCTTCCTGGCCACCAACAGCGGCAGCCTGACCGCCAATTCCACCTACGCCGCTTGGCAGGCGGTGGAAGTCGCCAGCGCCAACGGTTATGCCCCCGTGACCGGCACCATCGGCACCGGCGCCTGGGATGCGGGTGACGCCCGCTATGAACTGCCCGCCATCACGGCCACCTTCACCAGCAGTGGCTCTGGCTTCAGCTACGACACCATCTGCGTGCGGATCGGCACTGAGACCTACCTGCACAGCACCGTGGCTGAATCGCCGTCGATCACCTTGGCCGCCGGCCAATCCAAGACCTATGTGATCACGTTGGTGCAGGACGACTGATCCATGAGCACCCGCATCACGGTCACCAGCAGCAGTGATGCGTTGCTGGCCAGTGCGCGTCAAGTGCAACAGGCCAACCGTGAAGCACAACTGCAGCGCGAGCGTGATGCCCGCGTTGAAGCGACCACCATCGCTGAGGTGCAGGCAGCCACGCTGCCACCACCCGTAGGCGGCACCCCAGACACCAGCATCGACCGGCGCCCTGCTGCGCAACGGGTTGGCGGTTTTGGCCTGCTGTTTCAGTGCGTCTTCATTGACGGCCCCGGCACCACCTGGAGCGATGGCGTCACCTTGGACCCCTTTGTCTCGCGGAATCAGAACACCGTCACCGCTCAACTGCTGGCGGATGCCACCGATCCGACAACGCTGCAAGAGCTGGAGGTGACCGTGCCGGCCTACACAGCGGCAACGTGGAATCGCTTCAACGCACGCTCACCCATGGCGGGTGGCATCTTGAAGCGCGTTTACAAGCCCTACACCGGGCGTGAAAACGGCTCAGTGCAGTACCGCTACGGCTATGGGGGCTTCAAGCTGAAGCAACCCACCACCAGCCCCAGTCCGGTTAGCGGCACCATCAGCGCCAAGTTCGAGACGACCTACAGCGACGCGCTGCAGCTCAAGCGCTTCCCCTTTCACGTTTATCCCGAGATCCACGGCGCCGTTGTCGTGGGCTTTGGCATCACGGACGGCAGCCAGACGATCACAGTCTCCAATGGTGGCCCCAGCATCGCGGTCGGTGCCTCAATTCGCATTGCACCGGAGTGGACAACCAACACCGCAGCGCAGAGCTTCATTGTCAACTACCTGATGCCAAAACTGGAGACGAACTACACCGTCACCGCTGTGGAGGTTGGCAGCAGCACAACGGTCTACACCCTTAGCGCGTTGATCTACGACGGTGCCGCATCTGGCATCCCTGCGCGGCTCTACAAGTCGTATGCCTCATGGGCTGCGGTGCCGATCAATGAGGTGCGCTGGAATTGGAGCGACAGCGTGCTGGCCGAAGACTTGCCCGGTGGCGGCTGGAACGATGTGTCAAATACCTTTGACTACACCACTTCGGTTGGGGCTGATCAAGCCAATGCCGGCACTGCCTGGACATTGGTGGACCTGCACCGCGTGCAGATTCCCCCGATCTTTAACACGATCACAGCCAACGGCTCTGGTCTTGCAGTGCCCTACCCCACCAGCGCAGCGATCAGTGCGGGGTCCACGAACACTTGGGTGGTGCGCCAAGGCGAATACAGCATCACGCGCAACAGCGACCGAACCCTCGCCAAGACGCCTTACGGCGAGTACATCTACAACCCAGCCCTAGCGCCTGACACCGGCTACGTGTCCAAGACTGGCCCTTGGGAAGTGTGGAACACCAGCGCGGACTACAGCGCAGAGGTTTTCAACGTCACCGTCCGGCAAGGCACCTTCCCTGAGCACACCGACTACGTGCTGCAAGTGCCGTTTGCGTCCTTGACGCCGCTGCTGTCGCCGGGCTTTGGCAATGCGTTGCCCAGCGGCACACCAGAGAACCGCTTTGGCAACCCGCCAGGCACTTATTACTCCTTGGCGGTCACGTTGATCGAATAGCCATGACACCATCCCAGTTGATTGCTTACAGCAAGCAGGTCCAAGCTGCTGTGCGCCAAGCGCAGTTGCGCAAGGAAAAAGAGCAACGTCTCATCAACAAGGCAATAACCTCTAAGTAAGTAGCCAACCTGTATGCCGACGCTTCCCTTTGTTCAGGCGCCTGAAGCACCCACATCCCGGCGACTTGGCACACCGGCGAGCGGCATTCTGGAGATGCCGGTGCTGGGTGGGCTCACCGTTGGTGAGTCGGCAGTGATTTCTGAGCTGCTGGCCAATGAGCAGAGCAGCTTCGTCAAAGGCGCCCAGATCGCCGATGCCATTGCCAAGGCCGAAGAGATCAGCATTTCCGAGGCGTTCAACATCATTGAAGGTGCGATCAGCGGCCGTCAGCTGGAGGAGCGGGCCGAAGAGATCCGCACGAAGCACGCAGCCTTGATCCAGGAGGTGGCGCAGGTGTATGCCGCTGCCGGGCAGCGCAACATGGAATCCACGGTCACGGCCTTGATCCGCTGCCGCTGCAACCTGCCGGACTGGAGCATTGCGGACACCCGCCAAATGCACCGCGCCCTGTTCAACGCGATCTGGCAACTAGCGCAGGAAGAAAGCGATGCCGAGGCGCTGCCCAGTGAGCCGCCGACTGAGGAGGAGCTGGGAAAGCCGCCAGCGGCGGATGGCGCCGCAGCGAAACGGACTGGCAAGCGATCTTCTACGACCTAGCGCACAGCTACCCCGGCCAGTTCCACCGCACCACCTACGCGACGGAACTGCGGCAAACGGTGCTGCAGGCATGGCGTGAGCTGCAGCGGATCCGCCGCGAGCAAGCGCAACTGCAGGAGATGCCGGTGGCTCAACTCGCAGCGCTCTTGGCCAACATCAACCGCGACCCCAAGAAGGGCAAACCCTTCTCGCTGCAGGACTTCCAGCTGTTCGCCAGCGAGCAGAAGGCCGAGCGGCGTCTCAGCGCCGAGGTGGCTGCGGTTGCCTTGGCGCTCAAGCACGACGACAAGGCACCGCCTCTATTGGTGTCCTGTTGGAACGAGGTGCTGGCCAGCGCTGCAGACGGCACCCGTATGCCAGCCGTGCGGGCGCTGCATTCCGACGATGAGGCGGTGTGGGTGTTGGCGCCGGTGTGGGAAGCCACCGGCATCCGTGGCGGATTGGTGCTCGTTCGTGGTCAGATCAGCGGCACGGTCCTGCTGCGCGATTTAGATCGGCCACTGTTGACCCACCGGCTGCTAGTCCCCGCTCGCCCTGGCTTCGGGTGGATTGAGGCAGGCTGCTTGCTGCTTTCGGCGGAAGACTAGGTAATGGACTTGCTGAGCCTGCGCACCGCCATCGAGACCACGCTGGTGGATCAGCTCGGCACGTACACCCTGGCCAATAGCGCCACCACCCCGGCCATCTCGGTGCGGGCGCCGGGTGAGAGCCTGCCGCCTGGCACCACCGTCACGGGCTTGGAGGTGGTGATCGTGCGCGAGCCCGAGCTGGTGCCGGTGCGGCAATACAGCAAGGAGCAAGCCTTCAGCCGCTGGACGCTGTATCTGGTGGACTGGAGCGGCGATGCCAGCCTGCAGGAAGTGGCCGGCCGCCTGCTGTGGAGCTACCCCGGCAGCAACGCGGTGACGATCAACGTGCCCCGTGGTGTGGGGCCGAGATCGCAGATGCGCGTGGACATCACGACCAACCCCGACACCTACGCGGGTTGAACTGACCGGAAACCTTGGGTATGGCGATCACCCCGGCGAGCTACAACATCCGGCCCCAGCGGCGGGCGGATTATCCGCTGCAGGTGCAGTTCAAGGATGCGGACGGCGACGGCATCAACATCACCGGCTGGACGGTGCTGGCGCAGGTGTGGGATAAGACGCGAGCGACGAAATACGGCGACTTCACGGTCAGCGTCACCAATGCGGCAACCGGGGCTGTCACCTTGACCTTGCCATACACGATCACGGCAACGCTGCCTGATGAGTGCCGCTATGACGTGATGCTGATCAATGCCGCTGGGCTGCGCGAGTATTACCTCGAAGGCATTGTCAGGCCCTCTGAGGGCTATACCGCACCGTCTTGATCATGGCGACTGAGATCACCAGCATCAATCAGGTCGTCGTCACTGAAACGGCTGCCAATGTCGTTGAGGTGCAAGTGCCTGGCCCCCAAGGCCCTGCCGGTGATGGCACAGGCGGTTTACCCACTGGTGGTGATCCCGGCAATGTGCTGCTGAAAAACAGCGGAACCAACTACGACGCCACTTGGGCTGCAACTGTAGACGGCGGTACTTTCGCCTAGCCACCGGCAACTTAGGGCACTGCACCTGCCCTGCTAATGGCACGCCTTCAGCTAAAGCGTGGTCTCAAGGCCAACCTCCCTACAACAGGGATGCTGGCTGGCGAGCCGCACATCACGACAGATCGCGGCACGCTTCACGTCGCTACTGATGCCACCACCAAGCTGCCGGTGGTGCCTGCGATTGATGACCTCACCACCCTTGGCAGCGTGAGCGGTGCCGATGATCTGCTGATCATCCATGACGCGAGCGAAGCCAGCGCTCAGAAAGAGAAGAAGATCACCTTTAATGCTTTCAAGACCGCGCTCAATATCCCCGCTGCTAGCACCGACGAGAAGGTGGCAGTGGTGAGTGGCGGCACCGCCGGTTACATCTGGGGCACCGATGGCACCGATGGCGTGATTCGCCTCAACAGCAGCCTCAGCTGGACAAAGGATGCCGGCAATGGCTTCGTCACCATCGCCGTGGACACGGTAGACGGCGGCACCTTCTGATCACCGTACCCGGCTAAATAGCCGACAGTGTTAGCCACATGGCACAAACAATCAAGCTTAAGCGCAGCGCCGTTGCAGGCAAAGTGCCGACCACCAGTGACTTGGCGCTGGGTGAGGTGGGCATGAACACCTGGGATGGCGCGTTGTATATGAAACGCGACTCAGGTACGCCTGAAATCGTGCGGATTGCATTCGCAGATCAGGACTACGGACTGATTACTGGCGCCGCAGGTGGTGCCCTCGATTACGGAGCACTGGTCTGATGGCTACTCAAGTTCAACAGCGTCGCGGCACCACTGCAGAGCACGCCAGCTTTACCGGTGCCGTTGGTGAAATCACGGTTGATACCACCAAAGACACGGCCGTGGTGCATGACGGCACAACTGCTGGTGGACACCCGCTACTGAAAGAGGCAGCGATTGGCGTCAGTGTGCAGGCGTATGACGCCAACCTGCCAGCGGGTAACACCATCTTGGTGGATGGTGATATTGGCACCAGCGTCCAGGCTTATGACGCCGACACGGCCAAGACCGATGTTGCCCAGACCTTCACTGCAGCACAACGAGGGAGCGTCTCTGCCCTCACCTCGGCAGCAACCATCACCCCCGATCTGGCCGTAGCCAACAACTACAGCCTCAGCCTCGCCACCAACACCACGCTGGCCAATCCGACCAACATCACCGCCGGCCAATCGGGCACCATCGTGATCACCAACGGCGGTAGTTACACCATGGCGTTTGGTAGTTACTGGAAGTTTCCTGGCGGCACAGCACCGACGTTGACCGCCAGCGCCACCGACGTGCTGGCCTACTACGTGGAGTCCTCCACTCGGATCACTGCTCGCCTGATTTCCGACGTTAAATGAGCATCCTCAATAACAGCCTTCTGCTTGGTGCTCCTGTTGGGGCGACCGGATACAGCATCTCGCGTTCGCTGCGATTCAACAGTAGTGACAGTGCCTACTTGTCCCGCACCCCCGCATCAGCCGGCAACCGCAAGACGTGGACCTGGGCGGGGTGGGTGAAGAGGAGTGACCTCAGCGCGTCGTTTCGTCAGTTATTTACCGCTGCCAACAACAACTACGCGCAGAATGGTTTTGATGATCTTGGCAGGCTCCGTCATTACCCGCTAAATAATGGCAACGCCGCGATCAGAACGGTTGCCTTGTTCCGTGATCCCTCTGCTTGGTATCACATTGTTTTTTATACCGACACAACAAATGCAACCGCATCTGACAGGTTACGAATTTACGTTAATGGGGTGCGCCAAGATGTAACTGGCACTTTCCCTAGCCAAAATCTAGACTTGTCTTTTAATCAGGCTATTGCCCATAATATAGGTCGTTACCATACTGGATCTGAATACTTTTCTGGCTACCTCGCCGACATCCACTTCATCGACGGCCAAGCCCTAGACCCCACCAGCTTCGGTGAGTTCTCCGCCACCACCGGCGTGTGGATGCCCAAGGTGTACACTGGAACATACGGTACAAACGGTTTCCACCTTGATTTCTCAAATAATGCCTCCGCCGCCGCATTAGGGACGGACTCTTCTGGCAACGGGAACACATGGACCGTCAACAACCTATCCGTTACCGCTGGTGCAGGCAACGACTCCCTCGTAGACGTTCCCACTAATGGCAGCGAGACGGATACGGGTGCTGGTGGGCAGGTGCGGGGGAATTATGCGACGTGGAATCCGTTAGATGCAAGTCCGTCCGCCGTTTTATCAAATGGCAACCTTGATTTTCAGAACATAGGATCAAGCGTTAGGTCCGCCAGGTCAACTATTGCCCTTCCGACTACTGGCAAGTATTACGCTGAATGTATTTTCCCAACTGCAACAGCAGGAGGTACTTATGCACAGTT